AAATTTAATCAAAAAATAAATGAATTCATTTAAAGACTATCTAGAAGAAGCCGCTCAAAAGGGTAAGAACACCCACATGCAGCACATTGAAGACTCCGTGATATATGGCGGAGTCAAGGGAGCAAAGGAAGCAATTCTCGCTCTTCGTTCACTGAGAGACATGCTTGCAGGAAACAGCAAAGGCGGTGGCAGCGACGTGACAGTCAAATGGGATGGCGCTCCCAGTGTGTTTGCTGGTATCGATCCGGCCGACGGTGTATTCTTTGTTGCTAAAAAAGGTATCTTTAACAAGGATCCAAAGGTTTACAAATCTGTTGAAGACGTTAAAGCTGACACAAGCGGTGATCTTCAGGCCAAACTCATTGTTGCATTTAAAGAGCTTTCTAAGCTCGGCATCAAAGGAGTTCTCCAAGGCGATTTAATGTACACAAAGTCTGATCTCAAGACAAAGAAGATCGACGGTGTGGATCACATTACTTTCCAGCCCAACACAATCGTTTACGCGGTTCCAAAGAATTCCACTGGAGGTAAAATGATCAAAGCCTCTAAAATGGGTATCGTGTTTCACACATCATACACCGGAACTTCATTTGAAAACATGAAGGCATCCTTTAACATCAATCTCAGTTCGCTTAAGTCCGTACCAAGTGTTTGGTATCAAGACGCACGAACAAAGGACCTCACAGGCACTGCACTCATGGACGCAGCTGAAACCAAAGAGGTTACAGAAGCACTTTCAAAAGCGGGTAAGATCTTTCAAAAGATTGCGGGTTCAACCCTTAAAGCGATCGAAGCCGATCCACAACTTGCTCAAACACTCGAGACATACAACAACACATTCGTTCGACGTTCCGAGGAGCTTCCAGCTGATTCTAAAAAGCACGTTGCCGGTCTTCTTAAGTGGTCCGCAGAACGATTCGAAAAAGAACGAGACAAGCGTAAGAGCGACAAAGGTAAAGAAGGTGTTAATAAAAAGGAAGAAGAATTCATGAAGTTCTTCTCTAAGGAAAACAAGAACAACCTTGCGTTGATCTACGATCTTCAGAAAGCAATCGTCGCCGCTAAATTAATTCTTATTAAAAAGCTTGACTCTATCAAAGAGATCAACACCTTTATCCGCACACGAAACGGATTTAAAGTAACAGGTCAAGAAGGCTTTGTTGCTATTGACCGTACAAGCGGTGGCGCAGTTAAGCTTGTTGATCGCCTTGAATTCTCCACTAATAATTTTAGTAAAGACGTTCTTAAAGGCTGGGACCATTAAGTCTTATAAATAGAAGCAATATGAGCGAACAAGACATCACAGAAAAACCCGGCGAATGGGTAGTTTTTGACACAGAGAAAAAGAAGGAACACCGCGTTCCTAACTTTGGTGCTGCGGTTGAGCTTGCAAAGAAGTTTAACAATCCTCTTGTTCACGACGCTGAATGGTTTGATAAAAATAAAAACAGCACCCTTCTTAAAGGATTCACTGAAGAAGAAAGCCTCAGCGAAGCACTTACCGTTGCTCAGCGAATGAAGCGACGAAACGCAATGCGAAAGGCAAAGGCCAAGATCGCACTTGGTAGAAGACGCGCTGCCCGCAGAAAGCCAACACGCAAGGTTTACGTGAAGCGTGCAGAACGAGCAGCTCGCAACCTAGTATTTAAAAAGCTTGCAGGCGGTAAATCCAAAAACGACATGAGCTACGCAGCGAGACTTGCGATCGAAAAGCGAATGAAGGGAAAGGGCAAGGCTATTAAAGCTCTTTCAAAAAAACTACTACCCAAACTAATTAAAAAAGACAAGGCTGCCCGCTCGGCGAAAGCTAAAGCCAAAGCTGGAGGTGATGAAGCGGCAACCGCATCGACCACTTAAAAGAGTTTATATATATTAAAATGGGAACAATGAAATCATTCAAACAGTTTAACGAAGAAAACGAAAAGCCAATCGTTATTACCTTCGGTCGATTCAATCCACCAACAGTGGGTCACGGCAAACTTTTTAAAAAGGTAGCCTCAATCGCCAAAGGGAACGATTACAGGATTTACGCGTCGCAATCGACCGATCCTAAGAAAAACCCACTTTCTTACAAGGACAAAATTAAGTTCCTTCGTAAGATGTTTCCAGATCATGGACGCAGCTTTATTCTTGACACATCTATTAAGAACATCTTTAACGCTGCTAGTAAGGCGCACGACGACGGATACAACAAATTAATGGTTGTGGTTGGAAGTGATCGTGTGAACGAATTTAAAAAGACCCTTGGAAAATACAACGGCGTCAAAGGGCGTCACGGCTTCTACGACTTTGAACACGGAATCGAAATTAAAAGCGCTGGTGCTCGTGATCCCGATTCTGATGATGCTGTTGAGTCAATGAGCGCGAGTAAGATGCGTGCAGCAGCCCAGGAAAACGATTTAAAGACCTTTTCATTGGGTATGCCAAAGAACTTCCGCGGTGTGGCTGATCTACTTAACGCAGTCCGTAAGGGAATGGGACTAAAGGAGTCAACCACCTTCCGCAAACACGTTGAGCTTGAAACAACTTCCATCCGCGAGAAATACATCGCGGGAGAAATCTTTAACGTTGGTGATCTTGTTCTTAAGGACGATCAAGAATACGAAATCACAGAGAGGTTTACAAACCACGTATCAATTTGCAAAGACGACAAAACAATCAAAGCGTTTATCACCGACATTTCTGAATTAAAAACCGATTAACATAAATAACAAACACCTATGAAAAACCTGAGAGACATCCTCAGTGGAACTGAATCACTTGAATGCAGCGACACTGATCTGGAAGAAACCATCACTGAAGCGGTTGCCTCCGAAGAAACCCCAAACTCCGAAGTTGAGGTTGAAAAGCCAGCTTCTGCTGACAAGGTTACACTCGCAATGGCGAACCTTTCTGATATGGTAACAATGGCCGACGAAATCTACTACACTCTTTCCGAGATGGAAGAAATCGAAGAAGACATGGTCAACGACATTAAATCCGCATTTGTATCTCTTGACGAGATCTACAAAGAGGTGGACGAGAAATACGACATCGCGACTCCAGAAATGGGTCCAGACACGGTCGAAGAAGCTGAAGAGCTCCTCGGCCAAGACATCGATGACATTTTGAATGAAGAAGCAAAAACCATTCAAATGAAAAACCTTGAAGATCTCAAGGGCAAAAAGGAAATCCTCACAGCTATGTACGGAGCTATGCGTAAGATGCGTAAAGCAGATCTCCAAGCTTCCTACAAGTACATGAAGTCTTCACACTGTTCTTCTCACGATGCAACGGAAATGATGGGCAAGCGTGACGACATCCTTCTTGGTATGATGAAAACGCTCAAGGCTATGAAAATGGCTGATCTTAAAGATTCATACGGTTACATGAAAGCCAGCTACGGTTACGATGAGTCCATGGAAATGGAAATGGATCAGGAAGACGAAATGATCACTGCAGGTCACTGTTCAGAAGAAACTGAACTTGATGAAGCAATCGACTTCAGTAAAGTTCCTGATAAGAATTTGATTTCCTGGGTTACAAAATTCCGAACAGTTAAAGGCAAACCTTGGCATGACTTTAAACAAGACATGGCTGCAGCCGAGCGTGAAGTTAAACTTCGTAAGCTTAAGGTTGAAGCCGTTGAGCTCGAAGAGATGAAAGAACCCTTTGCAATTATTGATACTGCTGATGGCAACAAAGTTGTTGCTACTGCATCTCACGAGGACAACGCAAAGAGAATCATTTCAACTTCTCAACTTCCCCCAATGAAAATCAAAGACAAAAGGACTTTGAAGATTGTTAAGGCGAAGAAGAAACAAATGATTGGGCGGCCAATTGAAGAAGAAGCTGAACTTCATGAGATGAAGACAAAGGATGATGACCTTGCGGTTTTCGTTTACGACTTTATCGGAGCAGATACCGAGGGAAAACCTCTTAAAACCCTTATCAAGCAGGCAGTTGGAAAATACTTCGGCAGCCAAAAGAACAAGGGTGAGGAAACAGAAGAACGTTAATTTAATCTTAAACACCACCCCACAAAATGGCGGAATACACAGACATCTTTGTTGACCAAGGTAGTAACTCCACTACCACGGTCAATGTAGTTGGAGCGAACGGAGCTCCAATGGATTTAACTGGTTATTCCGCTCGTGGGGAGGTGAGAAGATCTTACACCGCTTCTCTTGCCGCTACCTTCACGGCAGCGATCGACGCAGATCCAACAACAGGTGTGGTTACTGTTTCTCTGAGTCCTGACCAAACCGGAAGCTTAAAAGCCGGCAGATACGTTTTCGACGTTGAGGTTTACATCGATGACTCTCCTGAGACAACCGTTCTCAGAGTCAGTGAGGGTCAGGTTCACGTGCTACCAAGGGTAACACAACCCTAAAAGGGCCACGAAATAATTCGAATAAAATATTGTTGTGCCCTTTTATAGGTCATATATAATACTGTTATGATTAGCAACAGTCACTTAAACGCTTCTAACTTTAATCTGTACGCAGCTCAGAATTATACCAATCCGCGTGTACTAGACGTGGATGAATTCTACGAGGATCTTTATCGTTTTAAGTATTTAAAGAAACTGTTTACAAAATACGAAAACGGCAAGGAGATGCAAGAGCGTTTGATCCTAAACCACCTGATCCTAATCTACAATGTTTTTCGTATTGATGCAGCCACAGACATGTGTTTCTTTAAGATAAACGAAAAGTCTTGGCCAGCATTAAAAACATTTATTCT